GTGCTAGTAACATAACATGGAAAATTGTAGAAAATCCTACTAAAACTTGTTCGGCAGAACGAGTTCGTAGAGGTTATAAAGATAATGGACAAGCCGTAGAGGCCTGTTCATTTTGGAACGGTAGTAGCTGTACTATCATAACTAAGCGTATGGTTGATAGAGATACCATTGGACATGAAGTACAGCATTGTTTTCAAGGTAGTTGGCATTGAGAGATTTAGAACAAGACATTTGGCGTGACGATGAAATCTTAAACAAGATTCGTACCCGTGATGATTATGCTCAGAATCTCTATGCGGCATTTTGCAACATGCGTTGGTGCCCTAGAGAAACGTTTCCTGCTATCCGTCAAGACCCTAAACAAGACTTATGGAGTCGTAGCTGGCGCAGTTCTGGCGGACTAATTGCTGAATTTCAAGGCCATGGTGACTATATGGATTGGTATTGTTCGGGCATGGGCGGACTTGCTACTTACGATGAAAAAGAAGGCGACAAATACATGACCGAACATAAGTACGTACCAGAAGGTACAATTACTGAAGAAGTAGAAAAGGATCTTAACCGTTTGGGTTGGTTTCCTGTTCCGTGGGAAGAAGATGAAAGTTGATTTAGAACATATACATCATTGGATGCAGGCCATCCGTGAAAGCAATAATCCAATGCGTACCATGGATGCATTTTGGAGTGGGCAACTACGTAGCAAAGAATGGTTGATCGATTCTTTGAGTTTGCAAACTAGTGTAACTGACGATCCTATTACTGTAGACATACATGGTGGTTGGGTTGGAGTGTTGGCTAGTCTATTATTTCAAAGTACTATTCCTATCAAACATATAACCAGTTTGGATCTTGATCCGCTTTGCAAACATGTTGCAGTATTGATGAATAAAAAGGAAGAAATCGAAGGCCGCTTTCAGGCTGTTACTGCCGATATGTGTAGAACAACTAGCACAGCCGATGTTATAATTAACACAAGCTGTGAACATATTACACAAGTACAGTACAATGAATGGTTGGCTAGTTTGCCAAAAACAAGTTTAATTGTATTACAAAGTAATAATTATTATATAGAAGAACATGTAAGGCCAGTAGATTCGCTAGATGAATTTGCTAGTACTTGCGGATTAAGTAATATAATGTATTCAGGCGAGATGGATTTGCCGTTGTACAAAAGATTTATGTTAATTGGAAAAAAATGACTAAAACGACTTTTACAGTAGAAGAACTATTTGAAGATATCCCCGGAGATCCAGACAATGTCATCATGAAGATACCTCCAGAAATTTGTGAGAAACAAGGCTGGAAAGAAGGCGATACTTTAAATATACTAGTCGAAGATGGAAAGATGGTTATTAGTAAGGTATGAGCAAAGACGATTTAATTGAAATGACTGGCGTGGTAACTGAAGTGTTGCCTGCTAATACATACAGAGTAAAAGTAGATAACATGGAGCACGTTTTGTTGTGTTATCTAGGCGGTAGACTAAAACAGAACAAGATTAAAATCATTTTAGGTGATAGTGTTAGGATTGAAGTAAGCACTTACGATCTAACAAAGGGTCGTGTAACATATAGGTTGTAATATGAATGTCATTCTTGAACGTGTATATAATGTTTGTAAAAGTGTTCAAGAATCTAGTCCTGAACTAACCAATTTCAAACAACTAATAAAACTTACTCGCAAGACGTTTAAAGATCACGAATTTGATATTGCAATTAAAACTAGGAAAGATAAAGACCTAGATCCAGACAAGTGGTATGTTATGGCATACTATGATAGCGAAAATGATTTCAATATGGAAACAGCTATTGAAATCATTGTACATCATCACTTGACGGGCACAGAAGAATTTGGTGCCCACCAAATAAAATCATTCCTAACAGAAATATTTGATGCTACTGTACATGAGTTTCGTCACCAGTATCAAAGTATGCGTAGAGATCACAACGAGTATGTAGAACACGTTGATATAACTCCTTATTCAGAATATCTAGCCAGTCAGGACGAACTGGATGCTTATGCATTTAGTATTGCCATTGAACTGCTACGCACACTGGAACCGGCCAGGGCCAAACGTAATTTGAGTAGAATTAGTATTATGAGTAAGATGCGTACAGGAGCAGTTTACACTAGCCCAACTCTGCGAGCATATATTGGTAATTTTGGCATGTGTGAAATAACCAAAAAGCTAGCCAAAAAGATTTACCACCATTTGGAAACAGTTGACAAGCGTTTCATTTTCATGTAAAATACTTGTATATTAACACACAGAGCGAGCAAGATGAAAGCGTATCCTACACAGCAAGTATTAGAATTGGCTTGTGCGGCACAACGAATCAATGGCGAGTATCTTAAAGTACCCGAAGCTGTTTACGCCGACGATGGAGTTTATATGTACACCAAACAGGCTAACAAAACTCTAATGCTTTATACATTGGATGACAAGATGGTTATCCCTGATACAAAAGCGTTAAAGGTAGAACCTGAAGATGTTGCTCGTGCAGAAGAAATTCGAAAGTATTACAAACGATTGGTGTTTGCGGCTATTGACGGCGAGAACGAATTCCTTACCAAAGTCAATTCGATCCTTGGCAGTGATACAGTAAAAGAAAATGAATTCGGTTGGGTAGCTTGTTTGCCTAGTGTACAGGCCAGAGATGCTGTACACAACGAAGTTAAAAAGGCCGCTCGCAAAGTCGATGAAGGGTTTTTAGGAAGTCCTGGCGACCGTTTGGCAGACTTAGACTGTGAAATCATCGAAGTTGTTAAGTCAAAAAACTTTGAAGGTTACAACGTTTGTGCTATTATAAACAATAAAATGGCTAGTTGGATGAGCCAAATTGAATTAAAACGTGGACCTTGTGTAGTTGTAAAAGCCAAGGTAAAAGATAATTCTAAACATTGGAAACATGGCAATGACGAAACCAGACTCAACTACGTAAAGGCGGCTCAATAGTGTTTTTCATTTTTAAAAAGAAAACGATTACAGTAGACTGTTTTACCTACAGTCAGTCTGCTTACGAGTTATACAAAATCAGAAAAGCCAGTGTATACTTTCCAAACTCCATTAGAAATTTAGATAGTAAAATCGAATGGCAGGATCCGGCTACTAATGTTACTGTGCCTTTAGCAACAATTAAACATTGTACAGGTATTAATAGTTTATATAAACATGGAGCAATTATTCCATTTTGGATGGACTTTGTGGCGGACCCAGTACGTGCCTTACATGGGCAAAGTCGTATTGGAACTCCGGATCCGTGGATGCTAAACACCATGGGGCAACATCTACGTGAACAGTATCCAGGTATTTTAGAAAATTATGTACAGGTTAAATTTAGTGGCGTATGGGCGCTGACAGCACCAAAAGGTCTGGAGTTTTTATGGCAGGGTGCTTTTTGGAATTTGAACAACAGTATTGAAAACTTTTTGATTCCGCCAGCTGTGACTTATTTTGATACGCAGTCTCAGACAAACCTAAATATTTTTATCAAACGAAATGCTGAACCCTTTACAATTTTTGCTGGCACACCGATGGTACATCTTATTCCGCTAACTGACAAAAAAGTTGAATACAAATGCCATTTGGTAGACAAGGAAGAGTTTGGACGTAAGGAAACTATACCTTTGGACTATCCGCATATCGGTGAAGGGCTACGCAATAATAAATGGCGTAAGGATAAAGAAATATCTGACAAATTGGATAAACAAGAGCGCAAATGTCCTTTTGGGTATTGACAGCTTGGCTAGATGATAGTACACTACAGCATATTAAAAATTAAGAAAGATCGATATGGCAGGCTGGAATACAATCGAACGAATTCGACGACTTGAAGAACAAGTAGATAAACTTGGATTCAAATTTGCCAAAAGTAAACACAGCGATTGGAATGATGATCACAATGCACTAAGTCTTAAGCCAAAAGATCCTGATGCTCTTCCTATCTATAATAGAGATGCTGAACTATATGTAGGTAGTGTAGAAGGTTTAGAAACTTGGCTTGCTGGCCTGCGTTGGGCACGTGAATACGATATGATGCTGAAACTTAGCGATGAAAAGAAACGTAACACAGCAGAACAAAAAGAACGCAATCGTCAATTGATGCGTACACTCAAAGAAGGCAAGCGTGTGGAAGGAATTGAGAAATGAGCAAGGCTAAACATAAACCTTACCAGTGGATCGATGGCGAAACTGCTGATCGCATTACTAGCCTTAATCTAAAAGACTATCGTGCCTATCTTAAGAAAGAACTCAAACAATGGAAGAAGAATCCTAGAACAGAATCTAACCCAGATGGCTATTGGTTACATCCAGAAGATATAGTAACTAATATGCGTACTATCGAAGCACTAGATTTGATTATTAGCCACTTTCCAGAAACCTCGGATGAAATAAAATGAAAATAACAGATGAAGAGATGCAGAATTACTTCCCGCAAGTATACCCTAAAATTTTTAGCGGCAAGTATGGCGGTATTGCTGTAGGCAAAGGTTGGTTTGATTTGCTTAATCAAGCCTGCCGCCTTATCCAAAGCCACTTAGATTGGAAGAAGGATGTACCGCAAGTAACAGCAGAACAAGTTAAAGAAAAGTTTGGAGGCTTGCGATTCTATGTACAGGGCGGTGATGAATACACACAAGGCATTATTGCTATGGCAGAACAGATGAGCATGATGCTTTGTGAAGAATGTGGCGCACCTGGAGAACGTGGT